AGGTAAAGGCGGTGTCCAGGAGCCAACGCACCTGGCGGCTGACGCCGCGCTCATCGATCCAGGTAAACGGCTGCTGACTGCCATCCACCAGGGGATGCCACAGGAAGGCCCACAGTGCATCAAAATCCCCCTGCGACAGGCCGGTGAACTGGACCGTGTAGCGCGGTCGTGGCACGGCGAATTTGTAGGCCAGGGCCTGTGTGCCATCGGTGAGCGCCACGACTTGCCCGGTTTCGATACTGCTCTGCGCTGGCCACATCTGGCCCCGCCCCAGGGTCACGGGCGGCACCCCCTCTTTGACGAATTGCGGCAGCATGCCCTATCCTCCGAGTGGCCGCGGCGACAGATCCGACTGGCGCAGATACGGCACGAGATCCCTGGCCAGCGTTGCGGCGTCCGTGGCCTGGGTTTGAATGTACATGGTATAGGTGCGCTGCGTGGTCGACGTGGGCAGCGGCGCACTCTGTATCGACGTCCCTCCGAGCGGCGCAGACGGCACCGCCTGGTACGGGCTGCTCGCACTCGGGATGCCTGTCGTGCGTGACGGTATGCCGCCAGTCGTGATGCTCCCGGCTCCGCCGCTCGTGGGGATGCCCCCGCCGCCCATGCCTCCGCCCGTGGTGCCAGGCAGCGCCTGGCCCAGCTCGTTCACGCCCAGCTTGGCAAGCGCGGCGATAATCGCCTTGATGATTTCGAGCTGCTGATTGATCCGAAAGTCCCGCTCCCCCGGTGCCCCGCCCGCCATGGTGATCACATTGCTTTGCAGGTTGTAGAGTTCCTTCACGGCCTGATTGTACTGTTTCAGCAATCCAGGCACATCGCTGGCAAACCGCGTCTCGACGGAAATCTGCAAATCCATCAAGCGCTGGGTTTCATCGCTGAGCTTTACGACCGACTCGGCGAGGTCTTCCACTGTCCCTCGGGCACGCTCCAGGACGCCGCGGCTTTGCAGCCAGGAGAGATCGATCGCCTCAGCGGCTTGCTTGCCCGCCGTGGCAATCTGGCCAAAGGCGTCGACGTAGGGCTGTGGCAAGTCGACCCCGGCCTTCCTGGCCACATCGAGCATGCGCTGATTGACCGCCTGAAAGTTTTCAGGCAGGCGCTGGAAGCCGGCCTTGTCGATCTGGTCCAGGACATCCAGGTAGACATCGAGCAACTCGCGCGGAACAGCTCCGCCGGAGTCGAGGATCGCCTGAAAATCGTTCAAGGCTTCCCTCGCGGTCTGCTGCAAGTCCCCGCGAATCTTCACCCCCATGCGCTCAAAGGCCAGAACGACGCCATCTTCTGTGTTGAGGGCCTGCGCCCGCATGCGATCAAAGGCCTGCTGAAAGACGCCGGGCAGGAAGCCAAAGCGTTCACGCAAGACCGCCGCTGCGTCCTCATAGGCCTTAGCAATCTGGCGCGCGGAAAATTTGCCGCTTGCTTCCATGGTCTGCAGATCTTCCATGACCGCGCCCACCGCATTGCTCAACTCGACGGTGGAAATGGCCTTCATCACATCGCCGAGCTTGAGCTTTTCCAGCGTCCCCTTCAGTTTGCTCGCCGCAGTGTTCGCGTCCTCGAAGGCCTTGTTGAGGTCTTGCTGCGCGGCACTGAGCTGTGTTGTCTGGTGCGTCGCCGTGGAGGCCGCAGCGCCCTGGTCCTTCAGGGCCGTACCCTGCGTCTGGACGCTCTTGGTCGTCACTTGCACGTCCTTGTCGGCCCGTTCCTGGGCCGTACTCAGGCGGTGCGTCCCCAGAACGTACTCGTCCGCCATTTCCACAAAGGTGGCACTGGCCTGCGACAAATCGACGCTGAGTTGCTTGGCCGTCTCTCCGAGCGTGCTGAAGCGGCCATCAGAGATGCCGAGCGCCGTGGCCGCTTGATCCAGCGCGGCGATCACCTGGGACAGCGGCACTACCAGGCCATCAACAAAATACTGCCCGAGCTTGATCACCCCGGCCACGGTGTAATCAAAGGCGGCGTTGAGCAAATCCCAGCCTGCCGTGACAAAATCGATGGCTGGGCGCACGTTGCCCTTGAGGAGCTGGTCCAGCACGTCGAGAGCGTTGTACATCTCCCCCGAACTCCCCGTAGCGGTGAGCATGCTCTGATTGAGTTCGCCCATGGCGCCCGCCAGGTCGCGTACGGCCTGCGTGTCACCAATGATGCCAAAAAACGTCTTGAAGTCAGCGATCAGGGACTGCAGGAACTCGCTCTGGGCAAAGGCGCGGTAAAGCTTGGTGACATCGCCAGCCAGGGTCGCAGCCACCCCTGTAATGCGCGTAAAGGCCTCGAGGAGCGGCGGCGCCACTTCCTGCACCAGGCGATCGAGCGTATTGAGAAACGTGTGCCAGCTTGCCGTGGCGCCCGACAGGTTCTTGCTGGCAGCCTGCTGCGCCAGGCCGGCGACGTTGGCATACGATTCTACGGTCTCGTTAAAGGTCTGGAACTGCGTCCCGGTGAGGGTGAGCGCGGCGCGGAAGCCTTCTGAGTCGTTGATCAACTCTTTTAAGCGCTCAGCGCTGCCGCCCGTGGCTTCGGAGAGGCGCCGAAACAACCCTGTTAAGCCCTCTTCCGCCAGCACCTGCTTGACGTTAATCCCCTCGGCCGCGAGCTTGCCACTGTTTTGAATCAGTTGCTGGAAGAAGGAATTGAGGCCCGTGGCGGCAGTGTCGGCGTTCTTGAAGGTCTGCGTCAGGACGGCGATCGCCGCGTTGGTGTCGACAAAACTCGACCCGGCCGCCGCCGCCGTGGCCGCCACCTGGGGGAAGGCCTGGGCAAATTCTTCCATGCGGCCCTGGCCCCGGACCACCGTCTGCGTGAAGACATCGGTGACGTACTGCGCCTCGGAGAGGGGGATACCGAATGCGGCCGCTGATTTTGTGACGGCGTTAATGGCGGTATCGAGGTTCCCGAGTCCCCCTTTCGCCAGTTCGGCGGACCGAGTCAGGACGGTAATGGCGTTTTCGGCAGGCACGTTGGCGCCGAGAATATCGTAGAGGCCCTTGGCCAGCTCGGTTGACGAGCCCAGCGCCGGCGGCAGCGCCAGGAGCTGCTCGCGCAGGGTGGTGAGCTGGCGCGCACTGACCGTGCCCAGCGCGGCAATCGCATTGAGGGCTGCCTCAAAGGAGGCCGCGCTGCTGGCTGCCGCTCCCAGCGTCGCGCCAATACCGGCGATCCCGGCAAAGGCCAGGGAGAGGGCTGTGGCGGACTTGGCGCTCTGGGCCAGCGAGCTGCCAAACACACTGCTGGCCTGGGCGCCTTCTTTGTGTGTCTGATTCCCCGCGTCCACGCTCTTGGTGGTGTCCTGGACCGCTTTATCAAACTGCTTTAGTTCGACGACGCCACGGTCGCTATCAACCAAGATCTCAAGGATAATCGGCGGCATTTAACGCATCTCCTGTTGCACGGCCTGCTGCTGCCGCACCGCATCAGCCAGCATCGCCACACGGATGAGCAAGCAATCGGCGTCGTACTCGCTCAAGCGGTCCAGGCGCCTGAGGTGCCAGACCGCTTCCCAGCCGACGCGCTGCGCCTGCCAGTACACCTCCCAGGCCAGCAGATCCTCGGCATGCACCGGCGTCCCCGGACTGGCGCCATGCGTGCGCCAGTAGTAACACGCCGCTAAACCGCCCGTGTCACACGGAATCGGCTCCGCCTCCTCCCCTAATTGCTGCCGACATCCCCAACAGGTAAGGGGTTCACCCGTGCGAGGGGAGACGAGAGTGAACCGGTCGCTAAAAAATCCTGGTAACGTGCCCTCAGTTGCTCAGGCGAGCTTTCCATCGCCAGCTCGTCCATGCGCTGAATCACCGACCAGGGCAGGCACGGAATAATCTCTTCCAGGAACGGCACCGGTTGCAAGTTCGCATCGAGGACATTGTCCCAGCCCCGCAGACAGTAGGTCGCAATGGCGAGTTGTAATGCCGCCAGCGTCTGGGCGTCATACAGCCCACGTTGGCTATGCGTCACAAGCAGTTCGTGGCGCTTCGAGGGGGGCAAACGCCGGTAGTAAAAGGTCGCCTCGTCGACCGTAAAGCTCAAACGCTCACGGTCCGTAATGAGAAAGACGGGACGTGGGAGGTCTTGCCCTTCGCTCATACCACACTCCTAAAGTAGTGGGTGCGCGGCTACGCCGCACAGCAGTTCGAGCCCCAGCGGCCCCGCATGCGTGAGCGCTGGCATTCCGGCCATCTGCTGCGGCCAGGCCGTGCCCACGAGCACATGCTGGACCTGCGGCAACCCCGGCGCCACGGGCCCGGGTGTGACAGCACTCCAGGCCAGGGACGGTAAATGCCAGGTCTGCTGGTACGGGGTAGCGCTGGCACCGATCAGCGGCCCACGAAAGGTCAGCTGCGCCATCATGGACGCCTGGTTCCCCCAGGCATCCAGCCAGGTATCCACGGCATAACGGGGAATCGTGACGGTCAGGGTCAGTTCTGGCGGGCTGCGCCGTATGTACTCTTCGGGCTCCAGATCCGTGCGCCGACTCCCGGCCCCTTCGAGCTGGTTCTCCAGGCGCATCTCCAGACTCGTGTAACACATCGCATCAGCGGCGCTGAGGGCACGCGACGAACTCTGCTCTCCGAGCCAGAGCGTGCTCTGATGCGTCAGCAGCGTCGGCCAGGCAACGGCTGGCAGGGCGCGCAGCATGCTCCGCGTATTCACCGTGCCGCGCTGCCGCAAGCGGGCGCCAACCAGCACCACCTCCCCGGTCATGACCGGGCCATCGCTGCTGAGTATCAGCGTCTGTACCATGCCGCTCACCAGCTCCCAGATACTCACCTGCCGGTCAACAGCCAAGGTCCCGCGCCTGACCAGCCGCGCAGTCGGCGGTTGGGCGTCGACGCTCGGCCAGGGCTCGCTGGCCAGATCCGGGCTGAGTTCGTAGAGGTGACGATACACGCCAGGCCCCAGGACCTCTGGCAGCGTCGCCGGCATATACCCGAGCGCACAGGCCAGGAGCGCTTCGAGTCCCTGGTAGCGCCAGCGAAAGCGCAGCCGTACGCTCGGGAGGCGGATCGCCAGATCCAGGGCCGCAGGCCCCACGCTGGCGGCACGCGTCACGACAGGGGTCTGCTGCACGCCAGGCTCAAAGGTCGCATCGAGAAGCGGCAAGCGTTCGGAGACCTGGGCCGCGCTCGCGGCTGGCCACTGACTGCCATTGCTCCCTGACTCATGGGCAAAGCCGGCAATCGTGAGGACGCCACGCGACAGCTCCGGGGGATCAAAAATAATGCTCGCGCTGGCAAGCGCCTGGCTCCCTTGCTCCATCGTACTAAGGGCCAGGAGCAGGAGGCTGCCTGTCCCCTGGCATCCCTGACTCGCCTGACTCAGATACGCCTCGGCGCTGGCAAAGAGTCCACTGACCCCGATAGCCGCAAGCGTCTGGCTGCCCTGCGCCAGCGTCGCCGCTCCGGTATTGGCAACAGGAACAGTGCCGCTCGCCTGGAGCGTCTGACTCGCCTGGGTGAGGACCGCCTGCGCACTGAGCACCGCTGCCGCAGTCCCGCTGGCCTGAAGCGTCTGGCTCGCCTGGGTGAGGACCGCCTCGGCGTTACTCGGCAGCAGCAAGACCAGGCTGGCCTGGAGCGTCTGCCCGGTTTGCGCCACGGCGGCATCGGCACGCACGAGGAGAGCACTCGTGGCCAGGAGCAGGTGTCCGGCCTGCGCCAGCGCTGCCTCCGCCTCCAACGTCAGGTTCGCGCTGGCCTGAAGCGTCTGACTGGCCTGCGTCCGCACCAGGACGCCGCCCTCATCAGGAAGGAGGGGCAGCGCTCGGGGTGGGCTCGCAAACATGGCAAACGGACGCTGGGACAGGCGGCGGACATCGCCAGGCGTCAAGGCGCGCTGCCAGACCCGGAGCAGGCTGATATTGCCCAGGAACGTGCCGGCGCCCGCCTCGCCACTGAGGAGCGTCGCCTGAAACGGTGTGGCGCTATACGCGGTCGTCGTATCGAGGCGCCCATGCACATAAAAGCGCATCGTGCCGGCGGTGTACGTCACGACCAGGTGCTGCCAGACCCCCGCCGCGAGCGGCGTGGTACTCAGATGACTGCCGCCATCGTACCAATCGATGCGGTACGTGCCGGCACTCATGGTGTTGGTATAGAACCCCCTGGTATTGCCCTGCGTCAAGACCGCGCCATACCCCGCCACATTGTCTCGCCGCGCCCACACTTCGACGGTCCATTGCGTCAGCGTCGGCAGCGCCACGCTGATCGGGGTGACAGGACCAGTCGGATGGCGCAGCGCTCGCCCACGAAAACGATCATCCGCCGACCAGACCACTGTGCCTGCGGGAATGGTGCCATGGAAGCGGCCCGTGGTGTCACGTAAGCGCGTCCCGCCGCCATCCTGACAGAGCCAGCACGCCAGCAGGCCACGCGTGAGCGGCTCGCTGCGGTTGAGCGGGGTCCCGAAGGCAGGCTTGCGCCAGGGCAGTGCCCCCATCGCCCGGAGCATGTTAACCCGCCTGTTCTGCGAACGGCGTCAGCGTCAGGCGGTGTACTGCGGTATCGGTTTTGAACGGCAGCGTGGTCGCATTCCAGACTGCCACGCTGAGATAGCGTTGCGGCAGGTAGATTTCGCCCGACGCTGTCATGGTCACGTTCGTCGTGACCTGGTCGACCACGAGCGTCCCCATGGGTCGGAGATTGTTGCGCTTGTCCGTTGCCAGGGCCGCATCGACAGTGCCTACCTGTCCATCCATGGCAGCGCCATCACTGGTCGCGATGTACAGCTCGACGGCTGCCCCGACGACGTTGGTGCCGGTAAGCTGGCAGGAAAAACGCCACTCGTACCACCCGGCATGCGCCGCGGCGCCACGGTCATACTGGGCCGAGACCCGGCCGGCCAGGCTCGCCAGGGCGCTCAGGGTGAACTGCACGTTCGGCGTTTGCGCACTATCCGCAAACAGGATCGGCGTCTCGAGGAGAACATACACCGGTGCGGCCATGGCTCTGTCTCTCAGCTCGGGGTGGCGACTGCGTCTGGCTCGGGCTCGGGTTCGGGTTCGGGCTCGGCCTCTGGCTCTGGCTCGGGCTCGGGGACTGGGACCGGTTCTGGTTCTTCAGACATGACTGGCTCCTTTCTAGGTTTCAAGCATGAACAGCGGGGGATTACTCGTACTCACCGTGACCGTGGCGCCTACGGCTTCGTCAACAATCGTGGTGGCGTCAGCCGTCAGGGTCATCTTCGCCGGCGCCCAGGTGGCCACGACAAACGCGCCGTTGTTGCCCGCCGTGGCCGCGCCGCTGACGGTGACCGTGGCACCAGGATAGAGCGCCGGGAACGCCCCGCCGGTGAGGTTGATCGAGCGGTCGCTGGCCTGAAAACTCACCTGGTCCGATGTGGTGACATCTTTCCCCTGGCTAATCGAGGCCTCTGCCGAGAGTACGCGCGGTCCAGGGCCGGTGGTCGGCGCGGTCGCGGTCACGAACACCAGGTTCGGGATAATGATAGTTTTCGTGCGGCCATTGACCGGGTGCGTATAGGCGAGCGAGGCATGTAAGCGCGTGTAGTTCTGGCGCCAGGTGATGATTTGCTCTTCCTCCGTGCGGAACCTGGGAAACGTCACCGCCAGACGGAAATTCAGGAAATCGTTTTCAATGGGCTCCATCGGGTTTTGCGAACAGTTGGTATAATCGGTCGCCATCGGGCGTCCCAGGGTCAGGGTCAGCTCGCTGACGCAGAGATCATCGGCCGGCAAGGCCAGGGCATGATCTTGTGTGCCCACCATCAGGACCAGATGATGATGCAGGAGCAGGCGCGCATCCTGCACCAGCGTGGTGAGATGGCCCGACGTGTTGAGCGACGAATTCAGGTTCAAGGCGCCGGGAATCATCGAGGTCTGGAGCTGCACGCCATCAGCGTTTGAGGTCCAGACAATCTGCGTGGCTTTTGTGCCTGGATACTCCCAGACCCCTAGCACCTGCTTGTCAATGGCCACGGTAATGGCCTTGCCCTGGAGGGATGGCACCAGGTCATAGCGGCCGGCCGCGAAGTCGCCAAAGAAGTGCTTGAGCAGGACAAACTCATTGAGGTAGCGCATCGGCACCACGACATCGCCGGTGGCGCTAAAGTTCCCCTTCTCTGGCGTATCGACAATCGGCGAGCCCTGCAGGGACAGGTCCGGAATTTCTGCATACACATCATTGAGCGATTCAGAGACGCTCGGGAGCACCTGCGTGGTGAGAATCGGCACGCCGTAATCCGCCTCCTCTCCTACGCCGATCCGCGTCAGATAGCCTATGCTTGTCACACTTGGCGGTGCCGCCATGCCGTTGCCTCCTTCATTACGCAGTCAGCGCCAGCGACCAGGCTTCCACAGGCAAGGTGCACTGCGCCGCATGACAGAGATGGGTCTGGCCGAGCCGCACGTGCCCGACCTGCTCAATCGTCAGGGGTCCGACGCGGTCAAAACTCCCCACTGTATGCATCGGCCGCAGCGTGGTCGCCACGGCTTCGAGCAGATCCTGGAAGGCCAGTTCGGAGGCCTGCGTATCGTCCACGCTCATATATCCCCGCAAGACAAGACGGTCCTGCGCACGCTGCGTGATCCCAGGCAGCCGCTCGGGCAGGATGCTGTGCCGCGTCAGCGTCCAGGCGCGCACCTGCTGCGTCTCGCCAAACACGCCGGGAGCCAGATCCGGCTCGACAATCAGGCGCTCGTAGGGATGCACCAGGCCGATATCCGGAATGGTTCCGAGTTGCGCGACCAGCCAGTCGCCCAGGGCGCGGTACGTGGTGATCGTTGCATCGGGGTTGGCCGCTGGCGCAACCTCCAGATACTCCGATACGGCGATGAACGTCTCACTCACATGCGCATCCACCGTGTCGGCCAGTCGCCGTGGTTCCTGCCGCTCGAGCAGTGGCGCGCTGACATACTCGGCGCTGCCCGGAATGGTCACCACCTGCGACAACGCGGCCTGCACCTCGTCCAGCAGATCCTGCATGACGCGCTCCGAGGCGGCCGGATCATCCAGGGCCAGAAAACCCGTGAGCCGCAACCGGTGCAGACGCTCGACAGTGCCGTTGGTGCGCCAGACTTCCGTGGTGCCGGCGCGTGACAGGCACCAGTAGCGCAGCGCTGGCAGCGGACCGATCGTGCCATTGAGTGTCGTCGGCTCAAGGGCAATCCGCTCGTAGGGGTAGACCTGGCCGATGGCAGGGATCGCCTGCAGTGGCGTCAGGAGCGCCTGCAGGATGGCATCAAGGGGCATCGCTGTCGTCCTCGTGCTCATCGCGATACTCATAGACGTTGGCCGCATAGGACGTCTCTTCCTTCGGGGGTAACAAGCGCGGCATGTACACCGTCACGGGTCGCGGGTGCAGCTCGTCAAGCGCGGCGAGCATGACCTCTTCCGAGACCAGGGTCAGGCTGTAGAGCGCACTCATGCCGTAATACCGCGTGAAGCCGAGGTGCTCACCGCGTGCTGGCACATCCACCCGGAGCATGACCGTACTCCCGAGCACCGCTGTCATGACGTGACCGGCGATGGTCTGATGACCCATCAATTCGACAATGGCATAGCCGTCTATCATCTCGGTATCGCTCATGTGCCCCCCTGAAGTATCCTGGCGGCCCGCTCTATGGCCTGCCTGAGTATCCCTTCCATGCGTGGTCTGACTGCCGCCATGGCATCCCGGAACATATGCCGGCCGCGTGTGCCCCGCCTGGCGATGGCGCGCTGCACGGCATAGGCCGCCCGTTCGTTGCCAAGGACCCGCCTGGCCCAGAGCTTGAGCGGGCCGATGGGCGCCCAGTGCGGCGCCGTCCCCTCTTCCACATACGGCGCGTAGGGCGCCTGCGACCCGGTAAAGACGCTGCCGCGCACCAGCACGCCAGCCGCGGTGCCCAGGGAGACATCCGTGCCAATCGAGGCCCGCAGTATTCCCGTGTTCACCGGTGTACGCTCGCGCGCTTCGCTGGCCACCGCTTCGACAATCTGTCGCACGGCCATAGCGGCTTCCCGCGTCAGGACCTGGCGCCGTTGCGCGGGATCGAGGAGCGGGATACGTGGGACGGTCAGCTTGTAGGTGATGAAGGACTCAGCCATGGGTTACTCCGGTAACGCTGCCACAAACGCATCAACATTCGCCGTATCGACGACGTATGGCACCTCATAGTCCAGGACCACATACCGCGCCGGGGCGTGCGGAGCACTCCGTAGGATGCGTCCCCACAAATAGGGTACCAGGTCTTTCTTGCGCGATGTCGTGAAGCAGGGAATACCCTCACGCAAGAGCACATAGCGATCCGTCGGCTTGAGCGGTTCTCCCACGTGCATCAGCCCACCTGCCTCACCTGCATCCTGTACCAGGGATGACCAGGACCTCCCAGGATGTTCAGCACCTGCCACGTCGTGCCATCCGCGCGCGCGACATCGTCATAGCGCGTCGGCGTCCAGGTGACCAGAGACGTCTGAAGGCGCAGCTCCAGGTCGTTGCGCAGGATCTGCTCCAGGTCGATCTCGTTGGCGCGGTAGTGCTTGAGACGCGCGCAGACCGTGTACAGCGTCGGCGTGGCGTTCGGGGCGCTGCGGTGCCGGTAGGTGACCGACTCCATGAGCCCGCCATACATCTGCCGCGCGTGCCAGCCGAGCTGGTCCATCACCAGTTGCGAGAGCATAGGGGACCCCTCAGTAGAGCTTGATCACCATCCGCTTCTTGGTGCCGAGCGCCAGCAGCGTCCCCGTGCCATCGAGCGCCAGCGCGGCCTGCCCGTACTGCGTCGCGTGCAATCCTTGTCCCGCCTGGCCGCGTTGCAGTGTCACGCTGGTATCGCCGTCCGCAACGCTCAGGGCGCGGGGGTCCGCGAAGCAGGCGAAGTGGGCGCTCAGATAGCGTTCAATCTCTTTCAGCACGGGCTCTGCTGTCCCCGTCCCAGCCAGATGCGTATCGACGTAGACACTCGCCGTCTCGATAAACGGCTGCAGCGTCGGCAGCGTCGTGGGAAAGATAACGCGCACCTCGGCGTCGCTGACACGTTGCGGCATAGGGACTCCTAGCGGCGGCTTCTGGGCGCCGGTTCTTCCGCAGGCGGTTCCTCTGCTGGGGCTGACGCGTCTGTCACCGGCTCCAGGCGATCCCCAAAGGCCTTCAGCTCTGCCTCCGTCGGCGTGATCACCTCACCCGTCTGATACTGCTTCGTGACTGGCTTGCCCTCAGCGTCCGTCTCCAGGCGCGACAGCGGACTCTTCAAGCGATGCGGCCCAATCGTTTCACTCACAGGTCCCCCTTCCTATGCCACACCGGTGTAGTGGACAACACCCGTCTTATTTTCGCCGTCGGCCTTGACGCGCGGCACAACCGATCCCAGGACCCGCACATGCTGGACCAGGCCGCCCATGCCTTCCCAGGGTACGTTAGCCGGGTCCATCTTGATGGCCACATCGACCGTCCGCCGTTGCAGCTCGACCAGCACCAGCTCACCAGCAGGCACGGCAAAGGATGGTTTGATGGACTGGATCTGCGGGAAGGATTCGACAATGCGGCGATAGACGTTCCAGGCGCGATCCACGCCTTGTTCCGCATGCAGCTGTCCGAACTGGGCGACATTCATGTATAAACCATAGGGACCTGGACGATTGATCGTGATCATGTCCGTAAACATTTTGTGGATCGTGGGGTAGATATTGGTCGCGGTGGCCCAGGACGTGCCTGTCCCAATGATCCGGTTCGGGTGCGTGCGGTAGCCATAGATCGTATTGCCGTCGACGGAGTAGTCCGGCGCCCCGTTGACGAGCCAGGACTCAAACGTTTCAGCGACCGAGCGCTGCGCTTCTTCGGCGTAGGCCGTATCAAGCGTGCCCCCCAGGCGCTGCACGGCTTCGAGTTCGGTAATGTCAAACTCGTAGTCTTCGAAGGCAAACGGCAAGGGCACGAGACGCGGCGTGACGCGCAAGCGCTGATTGTTGCCCGCCGCAGAAGCCCGCATGTCCGTGGTCGCCGGGTCCATGCGGTTAATCGCCTGATACTGCGAGGCGGCAACGCCGAGGGAGGGAATGGTCAACGTCAGGCCGCGACTGGTCAGATCCATCACCGCGCCCATATACTGCTCTGCGACACGCAGCCAGAGATTATCGATTTCCAGCCACTGCTCGCGCAGCAGGGTGGCATGCGTATAGAGCTGCGAGGCGCGCTGCTGGGTCACCAGCCGGCGCAGGTGCGCAATCCCCGGTGGCGACAGGAGCGACTGCGGCGGCCCGCCGTGCATGGCCTGGGTTTCGAGAGCAACCGTCATACAGACTCCTTATTGCGCCACGATGCGCACAAGCAGGCGGCCCGGCGTCGGCTCGCCTACGGTGGATTCGTCTTCGAGGGCCACGGCAATGGCCGGCCCGGTGGTCACCGCCCTGAGCAACCCATTCCCTGCCGATTCGAGCGGCGTCCCCACCGTGATCGCGACGCCCGTGGCACAGCGCGCGAAGATGCGCGCCCCTGGTGCGGGGGCCAGCGTCGGCACGGTATCACCGGCCGCATAGTCATTGGTGGCGTCCTTGCCAAATTGCCAGTTGCCGTCGGCAAAGAGCGGATCTGCTCGGCCCGCGGCCGTGCTATGGCGACGGACTTTACCCTTGTCGGCGCCGGCCGTTGGGATGATTTCCACGAGATCACCTGGCGTGATCGCGGCTTGCGCGGTGGCATGGGCCTGATTGCATGGACCCCAACGCATGATCTGGTCGTTATCGGCCACTGGCCACCTCCTTTTTCGTGAGGATGGAGAGCGGTTGCCAGGCGCTGTCCTCGTCACCGGCCGTGCGTGTGACCGGCAACCCTTGCCCGGCATAGGACGCCTCTTGTGGCCCCATGGTGGTGAGCTTTTCGAGGTCCTCGACACTCATGCCCTTGAGCGTCGATTCACTCAGCACGCACCAACTGTTGCCGACGAGCGCCGTGATCAACGCCGCCTTGCGGGTTTCCTGCGCCTGGAGTGCTGCCAGTGCGGCCTCGTCCGGTTCGAGATAGGCGAGCTGTGCTTCGCTCATCGCTTCGAGCACAGCGCGGTCACTCTCCTGCCACTTCGTGTGCGTGTGCTGAATGAGCGCAGTGGCGCGCGCTTTGACGGCCTCTGTGGCCATAGGGGGGTCCTCCTGTTGTTGGGTCACAGGGAGATACGACGTCGAGCGCTGAACGTCCTGGGCGCCGTCGGTGAGCACGATCTGGCCGTCCTCGACGGTCCATGAGCGCTGCATCAAGCGCTCACCCTGCCGGTACGTGAACGTCTGATTCGCCATATCGACTGCATCGATAAAAATCGGGGTGAAATCCACCCCCATCTCGCGTGCCAGCGCACCATAGAGTGCTTCGCGCGTGTCGGCGTCGGTCTGGTTCGTCCGGATCGGTGGTGTCGGCAGTTGCCGCGCCAGGGCACAGACCTGCTCCTGCGCACCATCCCCCACATAGTACCCGTTGACAAAGACGGCCGGTGCACCAGACGTGCTCCCGGCCTCTTCCTGCTGCACAAAGGTTTTCAGGGTGTGCACAAAGCCGCGCCAGCCGCGCGCCTGAGCATGGTCCATAGGCGTCTCCTGATGGCAGATGCACTGCTGGTTGAGGCGCGGCGAGCCGCAGCCGCTCTGCCAGTCGCAGGCGCCGATGCCATTCGGTAAGAGGGCGAGATGGTCGGGGCGGAGATCATGATGAATCTCGCGATAGGGCACCCCGTAGAAGATCCCAGACGTCTCTTCGGCATAGGAGTAAAAGCCCGTCGAGAGTTCGAGCGGTGTCTGCGCTTCCAGCATCGTCATGGCCTGCGCTGCTTCGCCTCCCAAGGTCTGTACCTGGGCGACGTCCAGCCAAAGTTCGGCCTGCAAACTGGTGACCGTATGGCCCTGACGCTGGCCTGCCCCTAGGCGTGCGTGATACAGATGGCCGACACCTGATTGCGCGAGGACCTCGGGAGTCCGTGCGCTCATGGGCACGCCCTGCGGATCGAGCGGGTGATTGATGACGACGGGGACATTGTTCCAGTCGTGTGCAACGAGTTCGCTGCCGGGAATGTAGGCGTCGTTCAATACGCCTTCCACAATGAGCACAGCGGGCGCGGTGAGGTATTCGCGGTTGTTCAGGGTGAGATGTGCCGGTGGGACGGTCAGGGCAGTCTGGATGGTGAGGCGCCGTGTCGTGCGTGGCATGCGTGTCTCGCAAAAAAAAGCGCCACCATCCAGCACGCAGCCGGGACAGTGGCGCTTAGGTCTGACTAGAGGCGCGTCTCCTCCTCTCCGCTCAGGAGG